TGCAGGATACTCAATTGGTATGAAAAAAGAAAACATGGCAATTGAAGCATTAAAAACAGGTACAGTAAGTCCAGATACAGTAGCTTGTACAAAAGCAGACGTATATGAAAAAATAGCTAGCGAAATTTCTAATATGAAGAAAAGAGGAATGAAAGTTAGTTCAATGAGAGTAGCAATATCTGCAGATACAGAATTATTGCTATTAACAGATGAAAAATTCTCTAATACAGCAGGAACATTAGGAGCTGAATTAATCAGAGAAGGTGTAATTGGAAAAGTTGCTGGTGTACCAACAAAACCAAACTACTTAATGGGAGATGATGTAGAATTTATAATCTACGACAAAAGATTCTGCCAAAAATACGAAGTATGGAAAAAAGAACCATCAGTTGAAGATATCAAAGACGGTAAACACATAGGTTCTTCTGCATTACAAGGAAGACAAGTTGGTGGATTAATGGTAACAAATGCACTTGGTGTACAAATTAAGAAAAATACAGCTGAAGAAGATGAAGATGAAACAACTGATGAAGCAACTTATGTTGCAACATCTGATACAAAATACTTAGCAGATAAAACATATTACTCAAAAGAAGGAGATGTATACACAGCATTAGTTGCTGGAACTGATTATACAGTCGGAGATGACATCGCTGGAACAGTATATGAAGTTAGTGAATAGGAGGAATAGGGTATGCTTAAATACATAACAGTAGAAGATTATATGGAATTGTTAGGTGCTAACAGCATACCTGACAACTTCGATAAAGTAGTAATAGAAGCAAGTAACTATATAAATCGAAAAACTTTTGGAAGAGTTAATCAAAACAATATTCCAAAGCAAGTAAAATATGTTACTTGCTTAATTATTGATTTAATAAATGAACAAGAAACCAAATTAAGTGAGATATCAAATTTAAAAAGTGAAAATATAGAAGGCTGGAGTAAAAGTTATGCAACACCAAAAGAAATAAAAGAAGATTATTCTCAAAAAATGCAAACAACTTTATCAACACATCTATGGGATGTAGTTGGAAAAGATGGATTACCTTTATTGTACTGTGGGGTGTGTTAATATGAGTTTTTTTATACATAAAATAACGGTTTATCATTTCAATGATGATGAGACTGTTACGAGGTTGCCTTTTGAGCAAGTTTATTTTAGACATAACAAAAAGTCTAACCTAATAGATAAACGGACTAGAAAAAGGAAGTACAGGCTCAATAACAATACCCACAGAAGAAACACTTAATATTTCTACGGATGATTATATAGTGGAGGGAATTGTAAAAGAACCATTTGATTACAACTCTTTAATATCAAAATATCAATTATTCAAGATAGTATCAGTTGATGATAATCGTAAAGGTGGACTAAAACATTATAAAATAGGAGTTAGTGAATAATGCAAGCTACTATAAAAATTAAAATGAATAGTTCTAATCAAATAGTACGAGACCATCGGATTAGATGACAATGGATATGTTACAAGATATTTAAGAGATACTGTAGATAGGTTTTGTGATCCATATATTCCATTTGCATCAGGACCTTTAAAAAATAATAAACAGTATCCTAATAATTACTCAATTAAATATGTATCTCCTTATGCTCATTATCATTATAAGGGGAAGAAAGCAATAGGAGCATCAAGACCAAAAGGAGTAAGAAGAACAATATCAAATGAAGATATGAAATATAGTGGAGCGCCTAAAAGAGGTCCTGAATGGGATAAAAGAATGATGAACGATAAAGGAAAGCAAGTTTGCAAAGATGTAGAAAACTTTATAAAGAGTGGAGGCAAGTAATGAGTGAATCAAAAATGGAATTAATAAAAAAATGGATAGAAAAATGTCCTTTATTAAATGGAGGGAAAATAAGTGTGGATTATTTAAAAGATAAACCACAAAGCTATTCGATAGATAGAACTCCAACACAACCAAATGTAAGTAATTTTGTTGATGGACGAGGAGGAAAAAGACAAATAACTTTTGATTTTAGTGTTACAGCTCCATTATCTACTCAAGTAATAGTTAATTTAGCAAATAGTAAATTTTGTGAAGATTTTATGGATTGGGTAAGTACACAAAATAGATTAAAGAACTTTCCTGAAATAAATGGAGCTTTTTCTATAAAATGTACAAGTCCAGGATATATCTTACAAAAGACAGAAACAACAGCAATATATATTATTCAAATGAATTTCACATACTATGAGTTCCTATAAGGAATATTTTTAAAAGGAGGAATAAAAATGATTTATAATAGAGCAGATATTGTAAATTTTATGAAACCAACAGCAGACGCAGAAAAACACGATAGAATGGTAGGTTTTACAGAAGCAGGAAAATCATTAAATTCAACTACATATGATAGAAGATATGTAGATGAGAAAACAGAACGTTCTGATGTTATAGCATATGCAACAGAAATAGCTTATAACTTTGACAGAATGACAGATAATGCAGTTCATACAAGAATAGCAGAAATACACGATAAAGAATTAGTTGGACAAACTGTTGAAATAGTAACAGTAAATTTCAATGAAAAAGGTTCAACAGAAAATTCTTTTAAAGCAAGAAAAAGAGTATATTCAGTTGTACCAGATGCTGATGGAGATTTAACAGATGCTTATACATATTCAGGAGCTTTCAAAGCTAATGGAGATATAGTTGAAGGAGAAGCAACATCAGAAGATGATTGGGCAACTTGTACATTTGCATAGGCAGGGGTATTATTCTTCTGCCTTTTTATTTAGGAGGAAAGTATGAAAATAAGAGATATAGAGGTTGATTTTGATTTTTTAGATGCTGATGATGTAGAAAGATTTGAAAAAGAAGCAAAAAAATTATTAGATAAATGTGATGAAGAAGCAAAGAAAGCTTATAGTTCATCAGAAACAATAAAAGTGCAATGTAGAATAATAGAGGAGTTCTTTGACAATGTGTTTGGAGAAGGACTATCAGAAAAAATATTTGTAAAAAGAAATAATTTAAAAGAGCATCTTGAAATGTATGAAGATATAATAAAAGAAAGAAATAAAGAAGATATAGAAATAAAAAATAAGTTTGGAAGATATCAACCTAATAGAGAAGAAAGAAGATATAATAATTTTAAAGGAAAAAGAAAATAATGAATACAAATATTCTATTAGATAAATTACCACAATATACACAGAGTGGATATAGAATAAGAACAGATTTTAGAGAAAGTATTAAGTTTGAGTTATTAATGCAAGACACACAAATAAATAAAGAAGATAAAATTACTCAAGCAATAAATTTATATTATTATGACATATCTAAGATAACAGATATACAGAAAGCAGTTAAAGAAATATTGTATTTTTTTGCTTGTGGAAAAATGAATAAAGTCGACGATAAAAAAACAGAAAAAAGTGAAAATAATAAAAAACAAATTTATAGCTATGAATTTGATGCGGAATATATATATAGTGCTTTTCTACAACAATATAAAATAGATTTAAATAGTATTAAATATATGCACTGGTGGAAATTTAAAGCATTAATGGAAAACTTAAGCGAGGACACACAGTTTGTTAAAATAATGGGATATAGAGCTTTAGATATTTCAAAAATAAAAGATAAAGAAGAAAAAGTAAGATATAAAAAACTTAAAAAGATATATGCTTTACCAGATATGAGAACAATAGAACAAAAAGAGGCAGATTTTGGAAAAGCCTTTTGGTAAAAACTTGAAAATATTGATTTAATATAGTATAATTCCTTTATGTTAAATAAAGGAGGGGTTATATTGAAAAATAAAGTTTTAGCTGGAGATTATTCGGGATTTGGAATAATTACATCTGGAAAAGAACTACAATTAGTAACTGGTTTTATGAAAACCATTAATTTAAACAAAGAAACTGTAGAAAAATACGAATTAATAACAGAAGAACTAAGAAAAAGTGGTACAAGTGCAATTTTAAGAGGTGCAGTAGGTGCTTCTGTATTAGGACCTGTTGGATTACTAGCAGGAATGAGTGCCAAGAATAAAGGGACATATCAAATAGCAATAGAATTTAAAGATGGAAAAAAATCTTTAATAGAAATAGATGAAAAAGGATACAAATTATTTATAAAAAATAACTTTTAGGAGGCAATATGGACAAATGGTATAAATGTCCTTATTGTAATAAAAAATTAATAAAATATCAAGAAGATGCCAAGGCGAATGGCATCTTTTTATTATGCAAAAATTGTAAAAAAGAAATAGAAATAAAAATCAATAAGGAAAAACAGTCTTTAAATTGAGCCAATGAGCCTGACTAGAAAGGAGAAAGAGTTATGGCTGATGGTTCGATTACAATTAACACACAAATTGATGATGCTGGAGTAAAAAAAGGTGTCAAAAGTATAGAAAGCAACTTTGATAAATTAAAATCAACAGTAACAAAAACCATTGCGGCAATAGGAGTAGGAAATTTAGCAAAAGACTTCATATCAACAGGCATTAAATTTAATGCAGAGATAGAGAAATATCAAACAGCTTTAACGACCCTAACAGGAAGTACAGAAGAAGCAAATAAAGTTATAAAACAAATAAAAGAAGATGCTGCAAAAACACCATTTGATGTAGCAGGATTAACACAAGCAAATCAATTATTAATTTCAACAGGATTAAGTGCAGATGATTCAAGAGAGACAATTTTAGCATTAGGTAATGCTATATCAGCTACTGGTGGCGGTAGTGATGAATTATCAAGAATGGCAGTAAATTTACAACAAATAAAGAACACTGGAAAAGCAGCGGCTATAGATATAAAACAATTTGCTTTTGCAGGTATTGATATATATGGACTTCTTGCAGACTACTTAGGGATAACCAAAAAAGAGGCTGCTGACATGGAAGTTACATGGAATGATTTAAACGGAGCACTAATACATGCCTCAAAAGAAGGAGGCAAATATTTTGGTGCCATGGCAAATCAAAGCAGTACATTAAATGGACAATGGTCAACATTAAAAGATAATTTTCAGGAATTTGCAGGTAGAGCATTAGAACCTATTACAAATTTATTAAAAGATACCTTATTGCCAGCATTAAATGATTTAATGACAGGTGCAGAAGGATTGAAAAATTGGATTAGTGAGCATAGTACATTGATAACAATATTGGTAGGGATTATAGGTACATTGACTGCTGCTATAATCGCTAATACAATAGCTAAAAACGCAGATTTAATAGTGATGTGGCTATATACCACAGCAACAAATGCAGCTACATTAGCGACAACTGCATTTAGTGCTATTATGGCTTTTCTAACAAGTCCAATTACATTGGTAGTAGTTGCAATAGCAGCATTAATTGCAATAGTTGTATTGTTAGTTAAAAACTGGGACACTGTGAAAGCTAAAACTATTGAAATATGGGACAAAGTAAAGCAATATTTATCTAATGTAATTACAAATATAACAGAGTGGTTCAAGAACCTACCTTATAATATAGGAAAATTTATAGGAGAAATATTGGGGCATATTGTTCAATTTGGAATAAATACTAAAAACTGGATAACGAACGAATTGCCTAAAATTATTAATAATATTATAGAATGGTTTAAACAATTACCTTCAAAGATATGGAATTTCTTAGTAAATACAGTAACTAATATTGGAAAATGGATAACAAATATGAAGAACAAGATTGTACAAGGAATACCAAGTATAATACAAAAAATAGTAAATTTCTTTAAGGAATTACCTGGTAAAATGTTAGATGTAGGCAAGAATATAATTGAAGGTTTATGGAATGGAATAAGTAATGCTACAAATTGGATAAAAGATAAAATAAAATCATTTGCCCAAGGAATACTTGATGGAATGAAATCGGCTTTAGGTATTCATTCTCCATCAAGATTATTTAGAGATGAAGTAGGTAAGTATATTGCTCTAGGTGTAGGAGAAGGATTTAACAAAAATATAGATAGTGTATACAAACAAATGAAAACAGCAGTTGACTTTGAAACACAGAAGTTAAGTATAAGCCTAACATCTAATCCGGTATTAAATGTAGAAAGAAATGCAAATATACAATCAAGACTAGAAAGCATAGACAACAATAAAGAAATACAAGTAAACAGTACATTAGAATTAGATGGAAAAGTAGTAGCAAATACAGTAAATAAAGTAAATGCAAAACAAAGATTACAATATGGAATAGCATAGGAGGGAAAAATGGTATTATTAAAACATGGAGATTTTGAGTTCCACCACATTTTAAGTGGTGGATATAATATTTTAGAAAATGAACCAGATGTAGTAAGCGAAACCAAAATGGCAGATGGAACAATCAAAAGAAATTATGGAGATATGCCAAAGACATCTATAAAAATCAAATTCAGCCAGTTAGACAAAAATACATATCAAGAATATATGTCGCATTTTCCAAATAATGAAGACATATATACGTATTTCTCTCCAAGACAACAAACAATGCTAACAAAAAAATTTTTTGTAACATTTCCTGAAAGCTCAATGATATATGGAGATGATACAGAGCAAACTTATGATGAATTTGAAATAGAATTAAATCAATGTGGGGAGGCTTAATATGATTAATGTAACTGATGAAATAAAACAGGCTTATGATGTAAGCACCACACAAGTAGATAAAATTATAGTAGATAATCAAGAATATAGAATAAAAAATGTAGAATATTATGATGATGCTTATAAAGATGGTAACATATTTGGAACAGCTATAGCAAGATGTTTGGATTTTGAAATAGAAAATATAGCTGATTTAGAAAATAAAGAAGTTGAATATCAAACAGGGATTATAATAAATGGATTTACCCATTGGATTAGTTTAGGAAACTTTATTATTCAATCTGTAGAACCCAATGATACAACTAATATAAATAAAGTAACAGCTATGGATTATATGTTGAAAACAAATATACCTTATGTAAGTACTTTAAATTATTCAGATGGAACTGTAAAGTTATTAGATGTATTACAAGAGGTTTGTACAAATTCAGGAATGAAATTAGCAACAATGGATTTTACTAATAGTGATTTTATAGTAACAAGCAATCAGTTCGAAGAAGGAACGTTAAATAGACAAGTAATTCAAGCGGTAGCACAAATAAGCGGAACAGTAGCAAAAATAAAAAGTGATAATAGTTTATATTTAATAAATCCTAATCAAATAACAACGGTTTCAAAGATATTTACATTAAATAATTATAAAGAAGCGGAAATAAAAAGAAATACACACCCTATAAATGTAGTAAGTTTAGGAATGGCAGATATTGAGGGAGAAAATATAACATTAAGAGATGAAGAAAGCATAAAAACAGATGGAGAAAATACTTTAGCAATAAATGACAATCCATTTGCATATACACAGTCAAAGAGAGAGCAGTTAATTACTGCTCTTTTTAATGCGGTAAAAGGTTTTGAATACAAAGCATACACACTAAGTTGTCAAGGGTTACCATACCTAGAAACAATGGATAAAGTACAATTTCAAGATAAGGAAGGCAATATTTACGATAGCTATTTATTTAGATTTAATTATAAAAGTCCAGATGGACTAGAAAGTGCAATAGAAGCACCATCGATAATAAAGGCTACAGTAAATTATCAAAACATACCTGATGCACTAGAGATTTCTAAAAGAACCGAAATAATAGTAGACAAACAAAATCAAAAAATAGAAAGTGTAGTATCACAAACTACAGATACAAGCAATCCTGATTCTATGATTAATAAGGTATCAAGAGTTACACAAACAGTAGATGAATTAAACAGTAAAATAAGTGATATAGCAGATATAACAACAAGTGGAGAGAGTATATATGGCAAGCTAGAATTTACATCTGTAAATCAAAGTGAACCTATTTTAGTAAAGATACATCCATTAGGAACAAATATATCATACTTATATCCTCATTCTAATCTATATCCAAGTTCTGATTTATATCCAACTACAAGGGTATTAAGGTTTACAACTAAAGATAATGAATCAGTCGAAAAAAATGTAGATTATCTTTTACCTGATGACTTGCTATATTACGATGGCGAAACTTATGACGAATTTATATTAAGTTATGATAGCCAAATATGCCAAGTAATAAAAAGATGTGGATATAACGAAGATGGAACAGTATATAAACTAGAAAAAGAAATAGCAACAGATTATGAATATCCAAAAATAGAGTTAGCAGATGGAGATTATACAGTA